CCATGAGACCATGAGACCATGAGAGCATGATGCAAAAATCACAACATTGTATTACACTGTCAATATATCTCTGTGCCATCATTATACAATCTTTTTATCACTCGGTCACTTTGCCCTGGGACTTTGGGCCACCCCCTCCCCCCGTCGCACCGCCACCACTGGGTCTAAAATACCAATTTTATATTTTTCCCATTTTTCAGTTTGCATCAAGGTTACTTGAAGTCTAACAGATAAATAGTATATAATTATACAACAGACCCATAGACCAACCTGTGTCCCATAGACCAACCTGTGTCCCATAGACCAACCTATACAATCATACAAAAAGCCAACCACAACACAAAAAGTCACACAACAAAATATTTCAAAATTTACTTGACAACCAAACCAATAAGGGATATAATTATACCATGAACCAAACAGCGCCCCAACACCAACGGTTGTCATTGCAAAAGCAGATCGAGCAGTTACGGTCAATACCACAACACCAACTGTCCGCACCGCAGCAGAAACAACTGCTTTCCCTGCAGCAACTGTTCGACCACAGGAAACAGACAGCCAAATTGAATATAAAACTACATGCTAAAGAACTACGTTGTTTTTTTAGCGTAGAAGAAAAAATCTGGTTCTGGGTTATAACAGGGCAGACAGTGGCCGATTATCTCTTAAACAACCCTCCATTTGAGAAATTCAGCATAATAGAAAACGGCTATAGACTCAACCACATAAAAAGCTATGTAAGTATCTGTAAAGTTGTAGGAAAAGAATGGAGAATGTTTCCACCAAAAAAGGAAATAAAAATAATTGACAATTTATTTTAAAATTGTTATTATTTAACAGACCACAAACAACAACGGATCAAAAAATGAAAAATAGCAGAGGTGTAAGCGCAGAGTCATGCGTATCGGGTGGGCGTATAGAATACGCTCTGTGGACGGAATCGGTGATGTGTTTTCCACCTCTGCACAAAATATTTATGATAAGAACCTCCACAGTAAAACAGCAGCTTACAACTGTGCGGCGCACACAGGCCAGTAAGGGCTGTTTATCTGTGGACTTCTTTATAAACAACAACGGATCAAAAAGGAGAGTATGAAGCAATGGGAAATCCAAACGAAATAATTGTAGGCAAGTGTTACATTATAACCACCAAGCTAAACGAGGCTCTTGATGACTTCGTCAAGACAAAGAGCGCTGTTGTTCCTGGTATCAAAAAGACAACAGTTATCCGAAAGGCCTTGAGTCTTTTTTTGAACAAGTCAGCAGACAACGGTAAAAATGACTATACACAGTTCTTAAATCCAGAAGTAGACTTTGACATCAGACATCAGATAAAGATACAAGCCGCTTTGCAGAAAGTGACCATGTCGGATTTAGTCTGTCAGATTATTGCAAAGTTTATAAAGGACAATTGACAATGTGCAAAGATAAAATCTGTTATAACTGTGTATGGTATAAACCTGTCGAGGATAAATGTGCTCTCCCGGAAAATATCCACAATGATTATCGTAACTGTGACGATTGGCAAAGCAGAGAACGGTCAATGGAAGATTGAAAATAAATTGAAATGCCCATAATACCTTTTGCTTATACACCAACAGAGAAACAAACTTTATTCCACCAAAACCCTTCATTGCAAGTCACTTTCGGTGGAGCAGTCGGGGGCGGAAAGACAGCTGCCATATGTGCCGATGCTATCTCTTTCGGACTGCAATATTCTTGCGATATAGTAATGGGTCGTGCTGATTATTCCGATTTTCGTTTAACAACGGAGGTCGAATTTGAAAAGCTATGTCCGCAGCAAGCAATAACCAAATGGCATAAATCCTATCACGAAATAACTTTCATAGAAAATCCAAATGCCATAAACTATAAAGACCGAATAATAGACGGTCGAACTTATGTAGGACGGCAAAAACCAACTAAAATAATAATGACAGGTATGTCTGTTCCTGAAAAATTAAAAGGTTTCACAGCCGGAGCAGTCTACATAGACGAACTGTCAGGATTACCCTTAGATAGTTATAATATGTTACTCTCTCGCTTGAGAGAACCTTCCATGCACTACACAGAGTTCAGACTCAGAGCAGCTTCTAACCCAGTAGCCAACTGGGTTAAAGATAAGTTTGTTAAAATGGCCAAAACGGCAGCAGAAGCCAAATGCACAAAGACACCTGATCCATATTTTTTAGCCAAGGATAAGCATTGTGAGAAATGTCCACACGGTTGTCACGAAGGAAAGAACATTGCGTTTATACCAAGCTATATAAAGGATAATCCTTTCCTTCCTGCAAACTATGCGGCAGTAATGTATGCCTCATATCCTGAAGCGCTCGCATCACTTTTAATAGCGGGCGATTGGGACGCTCTTGGCGGTGCGGTATTTCCCGAAGTAGCCACAATGCAATACACTCAGCACTTTCAGATACCTGCCGATTGGACACGGTTCATGGCAATTGACCCCCACGCAAGGACACCAACTCATGTTCTATGGGTAGCAGCTTCACCGGCAGGAAAGATTTATGTTTATAGGGAACTTGTAGTAGCCGATACGGTTAAAAACATATCAGCAATCATAAAGAGCAAAGAGGAAGGAGAGCAGATTTTCTATAGAATCATAGACACCTCTGCAAACTCAGACGATGTTCTGACAGGTATGAATATCATGGACGAATTTTCTAAACACGGTATAACCTGTGTTCCTGCCTCAAAAGGAAATTACATCGGGTATAACAGAATCAAAGAGTCTTTGAAGGCAAATAAGATTTTCATAATGGACACATGCCCCGTATTCAAAGAGCAATTTCAGAACCTGGTGTGGGACGAATACAAATCAAAGATAACGGATATGGGTAAAGAGAAATTGCAGATGTGGAAAAAGATAAACGACCATGCTTTCGACTGTTTCAAATACATAATGATTCTTGAACCTACCTATGTTACACCACACGAATGGGTTGAGAAGATGAATTACTTCAACAGAGAACTGCAAAATGCCCTTGAAAAATATAATGTAAGAACTTATTAAAGGAGAAACAATGATAACTGTATTTAACGAAATAGAAACCGAATTAAACTCAGCAAAAGAAAAATACCCGAACAGCCATAGGTCTTTTCACGAAAGCTATGCAATTCTTAAAGAAGAAGTCGATGAGTTATGGGAAGAAATAAAAAGATCAAAAAACGATAACAACAAACATGAAGTAAGAAAAGAAGCATTGCAAGTAGCAGCAATGGCCATAAGATTTATAACAGATACTATTGATAAAAAATAATTGATAAAAAATAATTGACAAACAAAAAACAGTTTGTTATAATATTTACAGCATAATTCTTTCCTTTTTCCAGTTCTTCACAATAACCTTCCTTCAAAAGTCCCCCGATGCCTCTGACACAAGCATACTTTCGGGGGCCATTTTTATTTTTTTCTATCCCAAAAAATAACTTAATCAAGTTTTTTTCAAAATGTATTTTAATATAATTATGATATTGTATAATTATATTAAAATATCTTGCAATTGTTTTTGGTATGTGGTATAATTTTAATTGAAAATGCTCATAGAACGTGTATGTGGCGTTGGTGTAGATAGTGCATATTGCGGCGTGGCCATGAATCTCCCCAGGATAAAAGGAAGTATGCTGCAAAGGGCCGTGCAAACCGGCAACGCCTACCACCAAAGAGAGGACGGATATGGCTAAAAAAATAAAACCGAGCGATCGTAATAGAAAGCTTTTCGACAACGATCAGTTGGACGACTTAAAGTGCTATATTCGTAACACAATAGAGGCACATCGTGATGCTTCGGAAGAATACAGAGAAGAAATTGTTCGGTGGAACGCAGCATACAACTGTGTTTACAGAGAAGAAGATCACACGGCCAAGACACAAACCAAACTTTTTGATCCTGAGACACATGATGCTATAGACACAGTATCAAAAAGAATCAATGTTGCCATATTTTCAAATGATAAAATCAGCAAATTAGAATTTGATGATTATAAAGATGCACAAATGCAGCTTCAGGTTCAGTCCATGTGGGACAAAATTATGACTAAGATGAATCTGCGCAAAATTTTCGAACCAATTCTGAAATCGCTTGTTATAGACGGCACCTGTGTTTTAGCAGTGACACCGAATTACAAAGAAACTTCAGAATTTGTTACGTCTTATGACGAAAACGGTGAGATGGTAAGAGAGCAAATCATTGTTGTAGACTCTCTTCCCAAGATTGAATACATAAACATTCTGGATATGTATGTTGATCCGACAATTCCGAACATAGCCGATCAGGAACTCATAGCCAGAAAGGTTTTAATGGACAATGATGAGTTTCTTGACGAAGAAAAATACATGACTGATGTTATAAGAGACTACGATGTTATAAAAAGAGACAATATGCTCTTTGAAAAACAGAGACAGTCACAGTCCACCGTTTATAACGGAGACGATACACACAAAATTGATTTTTACGACCTGTCAGGAATAGATACAGAGTTCTTAACAACAGTAAACAAACGGCTCGTGTATCATGTATTCTTCAAAAAGTCAGATGAAGAAGGAGTCGAGCATTCTTATTTTGCAATAGTAGATGCGGCCACCTTCGAAATCTACAGAGTTGAATATAACATTTACGACTACGGTCAGACAGGCTATATAGCTTCCCAGTATCTTGTTCGACCTGGATGTTTTTATGGAATCGGTGCGGCAGAACAGGCAGGAGCGCTTCAGACAATCATAAACGAACTTGCAAATCAGGAACTTGACAATATCAATATCGTAAACAACATGAACTTTCTGTGTCGTTCCGGAACCGTTAAACCGAACAACTCAGTTGTGTTTGAAAAAATGAAGTTTATAAATGTTGACAACCCTGATTCAATAAAACCTGTCACCATACCACAGCTTGGAGATATTGAAAACAAGATTGATAAATTGAGAGAACAGATACAGAAGAAAACAAAAGCCACACAGCTTATGCAGGGACTTCCAATGGAAGGCAGCAGAACTGCAACAGAAATGATAGGTATCAGAGAAGAGCAGAATCTTTCAATAAAAGATATTATTGACTCTGTTGCCTCAAACACACTTGAACCGGCGCTGAATCTTTTTAAGGATTGTCTTGTGCAGTTCTATGAAGAAGAGGCCATGCTGATAAAAATAGCAATTGACGATTTGAACGCAAAATTTCAGATGGCAGAAATCTCTTTTGATGAAGTAAGGGCAACACTTGGTTCAGCTTATGTCAATGTAGTATCAGTTCAGGAACAGACAGAACGAGCAATGGAAATAAATGAACTGAAGAATCTGCTCGCAATGGCATTACAGAGACCGGATATACTTAACGTCAATAGCATAATGAAAACTTTGTATTTTGACAAATTGAAATTCAAAGACTTTGATAAAATGCTCACCAACACGGTTATGACAGGCACACCGGTTCCCATAGAAAGAGAGACACAGATACTTTCATCAGGAACACCGATAAATACAAGCGAGGGTGATAACCACGAAGAGCATATAAAGGCACATACTCAGCAGTTAAACGCAACAGTTCAGGCAGGGCAGAGAGATCAGAACCTTGCAGGAAACGAATCAATGCAGAGATTGTTTGGAAAGATTCTGTTCAACTTACAGAACCATATTGGCGAACATACAGCGCTGTATAACAAACAGCGGCAGGACGAACAGGCAGCAGCAATGGCAGCACAGCAGCAAGGAGCAATGAATGGACAAGCAGCAGGAGTATAAATTATTTGAAGCTATTGCAGGAACAGTCGGAGCAGACAAAGTTCTTCAGATGATGGACGATGCTGCCCAGGAATTTGTAATGACTAAACTGCAAGAAGGCAAACACGTTATGTCCGATGAGTATTCTGCTCTTGTTTATATGCGCTATTATTTTTATAAACAGTTTGACGAGATTAAAAGGAATAATCAGCATAATCCTTTAAAGAAGTAGCAACCGCCGAGAGGCGTTAAATCAATATAATACAACCGCCGAGAGGCGTTAAATCGGAGGAAATAACAATGAGCGAAAAGTTGAATCTTTCTCGGAACGGAAAACAGATGATCGAACAGGCAGACAAAATGAGTGATGATGAACTTGTAAAAATGCTTGCGGATGTTGAAGGGATACAGGGTATTCCTAAACAGACAGACACTGCAACCGAAACAGAACCTGAAGAATCAGAAGAACCCACAACTTCTTCTGAAGTATTTGTTACAGAGGCTGATACTGAAGAAACGTATGAAGTTATCCCAGATGCCGAGATGAAAAACCGTCAGGTTAAAAAATCAGCACAGGAACGGATACGGCAGTTAGCCAATGGCAACAGAGAACTCAAAGAAAAGCTTGAAGAACTTGAGCGCAAGCTTGAGGAACAGGCAAAGGCCAAAGAGGCAGCACAGGTTCAGACACCGAAGCAGCAGACAGTTGTTCCTAAAATTGACGAAAGGGAACTTGAAATGAAAATTTTCAACAAAGACCCGAAAGTCGTAATGCAGGGATTGAAAGAACTGATTGCAGGTTCTGCAAAAGAATTGTTTGTAGAAGGCACAGAGGACATACGGACTGTCATAGACAAGTTGGCAGTAAGTCATAAGGCAAGAACAGACAATATCAGTGAAGCAGAAATCGAAGCAGTTTATAAAAAGCACCCGGCATTGAGAACAACACCTGGTGGCTATGAAATAGCAAAAGAATTGGTTACAAAGAAAAACCAACCGAGAGCAAAAGAGGCAACAATTTCCTCCAAACCGGCAACGACAACGAACAATAAGAAACGGGTAACAAAATCAGAATCCGAAATGCAGAAGATCATATACGATGCACTGCACGGAAAAAGTTAAATTCTTAGGAGGAATTTTTTATGGCGTTAAATACAACCACAACCAGCGGCTTGACCAATCTGGCAAGAACCTATTATGCTCCGAAAATGCTTAAAGCACTCAGAGCAAACTTGGTTTATGCAAACCTGTGTTCAAAAGAAGGCGAATCAGTTATTTCCGAACAGTTCGGCCCGACAATTCAGTGGACAAGAATGAAAGCACTGAACGAAGGTCGCACATTGTCAGAAGGCGGCAGCGCAACAACTCAGGCACTTTCAACAGAAACAGTAACAGCAAAACTCGTTCAGAAAGGTGCGGCAGTTTCTATTTCAGACTGCTTGTATGCTTACACACTGCTCAGAAAAATCGAAGCAGTTGTTGAAAAAATGGGTCAGTCTGCAGCAGAAACAGTTGACAGCATGATCCGCAGAAAACTCTGTCAGGGTGGTTTCAGAGAAACATCAGTCGGTGTTGATCTTGATGCTTCCACAATTCTTTCAAACGTCTCTCACTCAGCAATCACAGGTGGAACAACAAAAGCAGTTTCTTATTCAAATGGCGGCGTAGTGTATTACCACTTACCGTATCTCTGCTTATCAGGCACAGGCACAAAACCGACAGACATAATGAAGGTAATCAACAGCGCAACACCGGAAACAGTTCCTGCAAACTTCACAACCGCTGCAATGAACATGACCGTTAAGAAACTTATCTACGCAGCAACATACCTCAAAGCACAGAATGTTCCGACATTCTCCGACGGTTATTACAGAGCAGTTGTTGATTCATGGCAGGCCTTTGACCTTGCAAACGATCCTCAGCTTGTTTCTTGGGTGAACTACGGTTCCTCAGATGCAAAATCAGGAAACGGCAAGATCGAATACATGAACGGTGAAATCGGAGCAATCGGAAAAATCCGTATCTTCGAATCAACACAGGCTACAAAAGCAATGCACACACACGGTGTGAGTGGATACTTCTCAGTATCAAATGCTTCAGCTGCATGGACACCGACAGTATGCACAATCGTTGGTGACGGCTGCTGCGCAATCGTTGACCACGCTGCAACTGAAGTTGGTTCAACAGGCGAACAGGCACTTGCAAATATTAAACTCGACATGCTCGGATTCGTTCCTGACAAAACTGACATTCACGGTTCTTACATGGTCATTGGATACAAAATCGCAACTGCGGTTGGTATTCTTGACACAGCACGCGGAGTCAACTTGCTCCAGTTCTACGCTACACGCGGACACGCATAAGCTTAAAAGTCATACTAAAAACAAAAGGGTCACAGGTAACTGTGGCCTTTTTTATTTACACAACTCTACGTTGACATTATAGTATAAATAAAGTATAATACTTGTGTGAGAATTTTAGATTCTCGCTCCGTTGTTATTTGTGGGGGCAATGGTGTCCCCACATTTCAAATAACGGAGCAGTCTTAAACAACAACGGAGGAATTTTTTATGGCAAGGAAAACAAAGTTTGTGACGAATGTTGAATCGGTCGAGATACCGAAAGCTATTGTGCAGGAAGAAGCACCAAAAGTTGAAGTGGTATTTAAAAAGATTGAAGAGCCAAAACCGGTTGATCCCAAGACAGTAGCAAAGGCCAAGTTGAAACAGACGATGACAAACCTCAGAGAACTATCAGACGAACTCGGAACAAAATATCCGAATATCAAAAAAATCAAGACATCACTTGATGAAAATATTCAGATACTTACCGGATTGTTCAAAACAAATGAGGCGTAATATGAGTAACGCAGTAAGGCACACCAATTTTAAAATACAGCCGTATCTGAAAGATGTTACGGAAATAAAAGAACGTGTTCCAGGAATGTTCTCAATCATTGTCACATGCTATAATGAACCAAAAGAACTTATAGAACGATCGCTGAAAAGTCTTGTTGAAGATACATACGAGAACAAAGAAATTCTTGTATGCTTCGACAGAGACGATCACGAAGGTTATTCAGCGCTTGTAGAACAGTTCAAAGAACACAAAAACGTAATGTTCTATATGCACCCGAATATGGGTTCTTCAGGAAACAAGAACTACGGATTGCTCAGAAGCAAAGGTGAATTTATAGCATGCTTTGCCGGGGACATGATATTGAACACCGGGGCAATCTCCACATTTGTTGAACAGTTCAATCAGAATCCTGATGTAGCAATAGTCTATACAGGTTATGAATTTCTGAGAAGAAAAGATGAAAAGTCCGGGTTGTTTTTAAAACTCGAACCGTTCCCATCATATCCAACAGATGCAAAGATGATTACTTACGTCAATGCAATAGATGCCTCAATGCCTCAGAGATATGAATATGCAATACTGTTCGATGATGCTTTCAAATCTCTTGGCGATTGGGATTGGGCAATAACTCATCTGAAGCACTATGGACACAAAGTTCACTATTGCAAATTCTTCAATGCCTATAAACATTCAATTCCTTTTGCAGACGGCCTGTCTAATCACAGTCATTCTAACTGGGAAGAACTGATAGGTTTCCTGAATAAAAAGCATAATATTTCTGCTTATGAAACAAAGACAAATATTTTCTCAGCAGATATGTGCGTTCACTCAAAGAAGCTTTCTGAACTGACTGGGTGGGACAGAAACTTTAATGTTATTGGAAAAACTTACAACTATAAAGACTGCCTGATACTTGGGTTTTACAGGAAACATTGGGATTCATATTTTGCAATGATAAACAACAATCCTAAAACAAAGTTCTCGGTTTTGTTTCTTGGTTCAGACATTGCAGTAATGCACTATCACCCGTATCAGGAAGCAGAATTTCTTGCAGAATATTTTGAGAAACGGAATATAAAAGTTTATACCGAATGTGGGCGCTCAAGAAAAGAACTTCTTAAATTCGGAATAGACAGCGCTATTATGCCGCTTCCTGTTGTAAACCCTGAAGCTGATGTAACCGTCAAAACAAAAGAATTTACAACAGCAGTGTATGCACCGAATGTTCCGAAAGAAGAACTCGAAAAATATGCTATACCGTTTATGTTGCGGTTGTTTCAGATACTTCCGAACTTTAAATTTTTGGTATATGGTGGCCAGGAAGTTCCTGAAAAATCATTACCGAATGTTGAGTTTGTAGGGTTCAGAGCAATGAAAGAGGTTATCGAGAAAAGCGATGTGTTGCTGAGAATATTACCTTTCGATGGATTGGCAATCTCTGCAATAGAATTTATGATGTGTGGCAAGCCAGTAATAACAAACAATGCTTATGATGGAGCAACTGTTATTAAACTTGGCAGGAACTTTCAGTTTGTTCCAGAAGAAGCACAGGAAGCATATAATAAAATAATCAATGAGTTATATGAGGCTCGTGCTAAATACAAGGGAGAAGTTCTTTGCACAATAACACCGAAACCTTTCGAGGCATCGGAATACACACTCGAAAAATTCTTAAGCAGATACAACGGAGGCAAATAATATGAAGGGAGCATTTCTCGTAACAAATTATAATAAGCAGGACACAATCGCCGAAAGCATAAAGTCAATGATTCAGCAAGAATACAGTGATATAAATAAAGACACTGCGCAGATGGACGTTCTTGTTGTAGATGATGGTTCAACAGATCATTCGGCAGACATCTTAAAATATCTTGAGAACCAGTATCCGTGTGTAAAAGTAAAATACGGAACTACAAACAAAGGTATAGGAATCAGAAGAAATCAGTTGTTGACAGAAGCAATAAAGCAGAACTACGATTTTATAATTGTGGCAGACAGCGATGATATGATGACTTCAGCAATAGTGAACAACACACTGAATGTTTTGAGAGAAGGAGCAGATGTGGTGTATTGTTCTTATCACCATGTTGACTATCTCTACAATCCGATTCAGGATGCTCAGTTTGAAGTTGAAGCACCGGAAGAATCACAAATCACGTTTAAAGACGGAAAACAGAACGTATCGCATGTGGGTCTGTGTGTTACGTCCAAGTTCTTCCACATCGGCTATCCTGAAGTAAAATACGGGGAAGATTTCGAATACTTGTATAAACTTATGGATGCAGGTGCAAAATTCAAAAAAATCAGAACGGTATGGGACAAAACCGGAAAGATGATATTGAACGCAGGATATTGTTATGTAAGAAGTTCAAACGGTGTTTCAATAAAGCACAAAGCGGAAATTGATAAACGGGACAAAGAGTTTTTAGAAGCAAAGTTTTCGAAGTAAAACAGGAGGCGGTTTATGGGTTGGGTAAAAGATTTTGTAGTAAACACACCGTTCGGAGATATGATAAACGCAGAAGCAGCTGCAAAAAAAGCACAGAGACAGAAGCTTGATGCTGTGGCCATGTCTCTTGCACAGCATGCTGCTACCCAGGACATAAACCGACTGTCTGCTCAGAAAGAGAGGGCAGATGTTTTGGCTTTTGAAACCGATCCGGCAAATCTTCAGAAAAAAGTTGAAGCTGAACAGACAGCTTTTAATCTGAGCAAACCAATGCTTACTGAAAAATCAGTGTTTACAACTGGCCTTGAAAACAAAAGAGAACTTGATAAACTACAGTTTCAGACACGACCAGAATATCAGGGAGCATTGAATACTATAAACAAAGCTGAAACCGCAAGAGATATAAGCCGCAATGTGGCAGTTGATACGGCAAGATTCAATAGTGAAATCAAAAGAAAATCTGCACCAGAATACAAAAAGTTTTTATTGGACACAGCAATATCCAACGCTGAAATGGAAACTGATCCAAGAATATTGGCAGCTAAACAAAAAAAGGCAGAAGCAGAGGCGGATGCAGAAATATTGTTATTTGAAAAAAAACAGAATATACTCAACAAATATAAAACTTCAAAAGAAAGTTTGATAACTCAGTATAAGGCCAATATAGAAAGTTATAACATAGACGATATGAATCAGGCAACCGAGATTGCCACAGCAGAAGAAGAAAAGAAAAAGTTACTTGAACAAATGGGAACAGTTGGAAATCCTTCAGTGCCTGTTACAATATTACCTGTAGATGGCCCACTCTGGTTTGATGAAAAAGCAAAAGAAACAGCGGTTAGAATAGAAACGGAACCGGACGGAAGTTATTATTTATATCTCGGCAATGATGAAAATCAAACTACACCCGATGTATTGCGACAAAAACTATCACCGGAAGATTTTAACAAAGTTATAGAAAAGGCAGAAATGCTTGCTAAAAAATCAGCAACAAAAGCTATAAGTAAAGCAGACCTTGATAAGTTAAACGAACGAATAATAAATGCCAAAATGAACCTTAATAAAAATGCAAAACTAAGAGCCTTATACGAAAAGAAATTAGAAGAAACTACAGCAAACGCAGTTCAGGAACAAGCAGGGCAGGGCAACTATATTCAGAATATGTTGAAGATTATGAGAGATAAAGAAAGACCGAGTGTTTTTAATGCACCTGTGAAAGAATAACCGGAGGCTACAATGGCTATAAAAGATAACAGTGTTGATACTATAATCAATGAAGCAATGGACAATCCGGTTGTTAAATCCGCTCCTGCTGAATACACACCGAGTTTTAACATACCTTTTGAAACTGCTATAAGCGAAGCACCGAGAATGTCAAATACCGATTTCATCGAAACGGTGGCTAAGGCATTTTCACCGAGCCAAGAAAACCTGTTGTATAAAGATATTTACGAAGTTGCAAACGACTTCATGCTTTCAAGATACGGTGCAGACTATCTCAAGAATACAAACATGCAGAATGATTTCAACAAATATAGAGGTGAAATAGCTGCAGACTACGTTCTCAAAAAACAACAGCAGAATAAAAATCAGAACATAATTAAAAGCGGAGAAACTTCACCGATAGATATAGCCAAAGAAACAATAACAGGAACAGCCAAGACAGCCTACAAACCCATAGACTGGTTACTTGACCCTGAAAGAGCACCAGAAGATATTATTGAGTTCTTTCAGACTATGGGTTCTGGTATAATCGGCGGTTTTTTAGCACTTCCTTCAGTAGCTTCAAATACAGTTGCCGACATTGCTTATAACATTGGCAGTGGATTTGAACCAGATTATGATAAAAGAGTTGTAGAAAGAATGAAAGAGGACGAAGGGGACTGGATGGATAAATTCGTAGAAATGATTGATCCAATAGTTCCCGGTGATGTCAGATCAGTAAACAGAGCGCTGAGAGGTCAGAATATACCAGGCATTGTGGCAGTAATGGCCAAAGGGTTTAAAGACGAATATAAACTTGATAGAGTTCTACAAGCATCAGAGGCATATATTCGTGGAGATTTCAAAAGCGGCAATAGATTTATGAGTGATTTTTTTGACAATATTGCTGAAAAAACTTATCAAAATCCTTTGAAAGTTGCAGCAGATTTAGTTCCCACCTATAAGCTTGCAACAGCGTTTGCCAGAGGGGGACTTATAGATAATATAGCTTTTAACAAACTAAAACTCACACCGGTTGATGAAATGAAAGGTATAGCCGGAGAAGCGGTAAGATTTTTAGATAATCCTTTACAGCTGGCATACTTCAAAACAGGTTTAAAGATATTGTCAACTACCGGAAAGAATGTTTTTGATTTTGCAAAAGACTACAACGCAGGAACAGGAAAAGCAATAAGACTTAAAAAAGCAATGGATATAGGCTCTGCACCGCTCGATATTGCCATGAAAACAATAGAGTATATGGGTAAAGGTGTGAACTTTGCAAGAAACAAAATTGATTTCTACAAAAAAATAAGTCAGCAGTATTCTCACGAATTATATATGGTTGCAAAAGCAATTCAATATGGCTTTGCACAGAAGCGGTCAATAGCTGATGATTTTGATGGTTACTTGCAGATTGTTGAAGATAGTCCTGCAACAAAAGAATGGCTATTGAAAAATCTTGATAATACAATAATATCAAAACAAAACGAAATACAGAAAATATTTGAAGCAGGAGAAGAAGACATTAAAGTTGAGAAAATTAAATCACTTCAAGAAACGATTGATACTTTGAATGACAGAAAGACTCGGTGGGCCGAAGGCAATTTTTACAACAGTGATTTTACCGCACTGCATTCAAATATGATGACTCTTGTGAATAGACTTAATCGCTACGAAAGATTAAAAGCACAGCTGTCAACTGAAACAATACATAATTTACCGGAAACTTATCTTGACGAACTTGATAAACAGGCTTCTGAATTAGACTATGATTATGCAAAGTTCGCAGATGAATCAAGGAACATATCTGAAAAAATAAGACAGCTTGACATAGAAACTAAGCCGTATAGAGAAGCTTACAAAAAATTCACAGAACTTCGTAAAGCTTATAACGATCAGATAACTGCTTTAAATAAACAGAGAATGCTTGAAGATGCAAACACAAAGGCTACAATAGACAATTACGAACAGCTTAAGAAAGAACTCACCGACAATTATAAAAAAGAAAGAGCGAAAGTAACAGAGGAATTTTCAACATCTATTAAAAATTTAAGTAAGAAAACAAAAAGTAAAAAACTTTCAGAAGAAGATTTGAAAATTCAAAAGGAAACTTTAACAAAAGAATATAAAGCTAAAATATCAGCACTTGATGAAACTCACAAAAACAATCTTGCAGATTATGATGCTGTAACACAGAGTGCAAAAAACGCACTCAATGAAACAATGGAAGCAAGAAACATAGAAGATGCACAGCTTTATAATTACATGACTGAAGATTTTTTAAAAGAGAATCCTACGTTTGAAGCGATTATAGATATGGCCAAAGAACTCAAAAGAGAATATAAGAACAGCGCCACAATTTACAACAATTTTGAAACAGCCATAAACGTAGCAAAAGCCGAAGTATCCGTAGCAAACGATGCTTATAAAAAAGCAGCAAAAAGAGTCAAAGATATTGAAGGCACCGGTGCAGGAATAAAACAGAACCCTGCTTATCAGGAGGCGCTTGCCGAAGAAAGTGTTCTTAAAAAGAATCTTGCAGAAAAGAAAAATGAATATGCTCACCTGGAATCATTATACGATTTGCAGCAGCTTATATACAAGAACGGATATGATATGAATGTCGCCGAGTTTTTTAAGAACATGGTTGGCACAAAAGAAATGACAGACTTCATGTCAGATGTGACAAACAAAAGAATGTTGACAGCTATATTTGACGATTATAAAAAGGGGAATACCGTTCTTGATATTGCGGCCGAAACCTACAGAAAATATCGCAAAGTTGAAAAGATAAAAACAAAACTCACCGATCTTGACAATAAGATAGTTGCACAAAAAGGCGAACTCCCAGAAATGACAAATAGACTCGCTATGTATTTGGCAGGTGTTGACGGTGGTATGGGTAGAAACGATTTCATACCTCAGATGCAGGCTTTCGCAGGAGTCAGGGCGGCAGATGGAACTTTCAAAGATTTTAATGTTGTCACAAACATACCCGAATGGATGCGTTCTGAAAAGATACCGAGAAGAGAATACCTTATAAAGAGCGGAGCATTTGAGGTTGCAAAAAAAGAACTCGATACAGCCACAGATAATTTAATAAAGGCTGAAGAAAATCTGAAGTATGCAAACAACGAGTTTGACAATAAACGCATGACCGGAGCGCAACTCGCAGCAGCCGAGCAGATGTATAATAACGCAAAAACAAATAAAGACCTTGCACTTAAAAACTTTGAAACAGCAGAAACAGATTATAATCTTTCAATCTACGGTCAATATGAAGATATAAAAGGACGGTATCAGGCTGTATTGGGTGATAAGCTTTTTGAATATGGTCTTGATGATATTTTTGAAAGCACATTCGGAAGAGAACGTGTGGATATAAACCAGAGATTCAAAGACTACGCAGACGGAAAGCAGACTGTATTGCAGAGACCTATTTCATTACCGGGTGTTGGCGTAGAACCTGGTAAAAAAATTCAAAGCTTATTTCCTGATGCAACGATACAGGCAACAGAATATACAGAGGGTGGTAAAAAACTTGGAACCGAAACTTTAAAGGTAGAATTTTGGAGCAAAGATAAAAAGACAAAATTTTTCACAGGCTATTATGAGAGAATGGGAAATCATCTTGTTGATAAAAATATTCTGGATTATTACTATCCGGGCAGAGAGAATATGCCGCAAATGACTCTTGCCTCAATGGCGATAGCTACAATACTTGACACATATCAGTCAAATCTTTTGTTTAGAACAAGTTCGTTTATAATGAATAAGACAGACGAAGCTATAAAAAGACTTGATGAAATTTATGAAGATGTTGTTATAAATAAACAGAACTTTATGTCCGAAGGTGAAATGGCAAAAGTAAGTTCTTTAAGTGCCATAAAAAAAATATGGAAAGAGAAAGCAGGATTGGTAGAAGAACCGGAAGCAATCGATGTTGCAAAACTTACCGCAGAACAGAAAAAGAAACTTATAGACACCGTATATAATAAAGAACGGAGAGATTTTGCTGCAATAGTCGAAGGTCTAAAAACAGGGAAAGAACTTACACCAGACGAAACTGCTCAATTTATAGATGCTTATTCTCAGACCACAGGCGGAGTTGATCCGAAATTAAGATTGAGAAATGTTCCAAAAGAAATAGAAAAATACATAGAACAAATTAAAAGGGAAATTAAAGACGGTAAAGGAAATCCAGCATTGCAAAAAGGAAAATTGATTTTTGCGAATTTAATCTATGCTTATCAGAAAGCTTTAGATGTTGTATACGCAGTCTATGGATTACCGGATATAATCGGTGGTGTTACGGGTGGAAAGAAAATGCTCAACAACTATTTTAAAGAGCAACAAAAATTAAAAGCGGAATCTACAAATCCCGATGCAGTTTTTATAACTAATATGGCAGAACTCGACAAAGCATTTGCATCAATAGCGCTCACCGACAAAAATGCAGAAAGTCTTTCCAAACTCGGACAAGGAGTTAGGCAGTATGCAAAAAGGCACATGGACTCAACAGACCCTGTCAATCTGGCAAAGAGTCTGAAAAGTTTTAAATCGGATAACGCAATAATGAATGCTATAATGAGCAGAACAGCTTTCATATTTCAGTCCTACCCGGCAATGGCTATGAATGCTTTTATAAACAACACGCTCATTGTTCTCACAGGCAAAGATGCTTGGGGAAGAACTGCCGAAGCACCTGAAAGATTTTATAGGGCGGCAGCAATGGTAGCAGCAAATGCTTCTGCTTACAGTCTGTATAAAAATGCAGGAATAAATTTAAGCAATATGACCGGTATGGGTATTGGTGGTTATACTGCAAGCTTTGAAAGAAAACTTGAGAAAGAAGAAGAGAAGAAACCAACTCTTGAAAGAAAGAGTATAACGTGGGCAGATGCACTTATGCAGAGTATAGGCTTTAACAATTTGGATTATTTTATGAACCTTACAACTTCAAATTTATTGGGTTCTTCTGCACAGAATTTAAAGCAAGACCTTCCGGGAGCATCGGCAGATATTGCATTTAACGCATTTGTTCCCGGTGCAGGACTCGCAAATGAAGCTGCTTTCTGGTTAAACGGCAAACGTGTCACACTTCCCAAAACCATAATAAAAGGTAAAGAAGGAGTGGACAAATCAACTGCCGGAAAGGTTGACAATATATGGGACTTAATCTTCTACAGATTTAAAACAGAAGAACAGAAACAACAGGATAGATATGATAAACCAGAAGGCAGCAGTGCCGGTGGAAGAAAAAGCAAGATGGGAACCAAGCGCAAACAAACTCGTAAGAGCAAAAGACAGTAGTTTATAAGGAGGACGAAGATGTTTAAAAGTGAATTTATCAAATGTGCTTTTCTTATAATGGCAATAATAATGTTGCTCAGTTATAAGATACAAGCGGCCAACAATCCTAACGGAATTGTTCCGTTCTGGTCAATGGTAGGTAAGCTGTCAAAGTCAACCACACCGAACAGCACAGCGCAGTTTAATCCCACAATCATCGGTGATTTAAAAGTAACCAATGATGGATCAGGACACGGAGGAACAATAACAGCAGACAACATCACTGGTGTAGATACGCTGACATTAAACTTTCTCAATGCCGTATTGGGTATAAGTACAAACGCAGTAACATCTGACTACATAATTGCAGATAGCATAATTGCAAATTATCTCACAACAATTCTCGGTATATCAACAAACGCACTGACAGCAGACCATACCTTGATAGGATATGAAACAATAATGCACGGACTGAATGTTGACGAAGTAACTGCAAACAGTGTGAACGTTGGTATAGTAAATTCTGCAACAATAAATAACTCAGGAACTATATATTCTGCAACAGCAGAGATAGTTTATATAGATGGTTCAACTATAGAATGTGATTTTTTGACCGCTGATGCCATAATAGCAAATACACTTACAGGTAATGGTGATGGTATAACAGGAACTATTCCTGGACAGATTGCCGCAGTATACGCAGAATGTATTGCCGATGAAAACATCACAAAAGGCAATGTGCTATATTTTGTCCCCGGTGCAGGGTTAAATCCTCGTGTGGGAAAAGCAGATAACAGATATTGGGAAAAGGCGCACCCTATTGGATTTGCCGATGAAACCAAAAC